GTTCATTCATCATAAACTCACTATGTCATCAGGGTCGAGAATTGTGGCTATCACTTCATCATCATTGATGATGCGAACCTCTGCACCTTCCTCCAATTTAAACCTAGAGCCAGAGTAACGCCCTATTAAAACCCATTGTTTTTCTTCACACCATGGTTTCCCACTAAATCTTTTTGTATCTTTATAACAGTCAGGTCCTTGTTTGACTACATAAGCAACTACAGTTGCTAAAGCCTCACGATCTACAGTGCTTTGTGCTAAATGTATGCCACCTTTAGTGGTTGCTTTACCAGTATATGGTAGAACCAACATACGCCAACCTGTTGGTTGAGGCATCCTGTCTAAAACTGATTTTTCTAATAAGGTAGGGTCAAGAACTCTTGCTTCTTCTTCTATGTAAGCATTTGCTACTATGTCGTTAGTTGATTTTAATTCTGCCATTTAGTCTTTCTTAAATAAATTTTGTAATTCTGTCTTCATATAGTATAAAGCAGATAATTCTCCTTGCAAATATTTATAATGTTCCATATCTTTTAACCCACCTGACATCATAGTTTCACCTATTTGAGACTCTCTTTTCGATATAATTTTCTTAACTGCATCGAGCAATTCATAATCGTCAGGCATTATTTTTTAGCTTTTGCTGGTCTACCTTTTTTCTTTACAGTAACTTTTGGCTTCGCTTTAGCTTTTGGCTTTGGCTTTTCTTCAACAACCTCTTCAACAGCTTCCTCAACAACTGGTGCTGGTGTTGGCTCTGGTTGTGCTGTTCGTGCCAATTTAGCTGCTATTCTTTGTTCATTAGCTAAAAGTTTGGCAGCTTTCTTTTCTTCGTATTCTGCTTGTGCTGTAGCTTCTTGTTCTCTCTCAATTTTTTTAGCAGCTCTAAGTTCAGCCACTGCCTTAAGTTTGAATGATGTTGCCATAATTAATTCCTCGTTTTTGTACCTAATTCCATCAGCTTTAGATCAGCATTTTGTCTAAGTCTGTCTATAGCTACATCTAGTTTATCATCAGCTATATCTTTTTGCACATTTATGCGTTGTTCTTGCAACATGTTCTCTTGCATCTTCTCTTGTGCTCTTTGATTTTGTTTTTGTATAAACTGTTGTTGTTCAATATCTAGCTCTTTGTCTTTCAAATCAAGCTCTGACTTTCTTATATCAACCAATGGGTCGTTACTTTGACCTTGACCTATAGATTGTAAGAACTCAGATGTAAGTTGTGCCATAACTGGTGCACTGTATTGGTCTAAAGTCATTTGTATTTGTTGTTGCATTTGCATTACTTGGTCTGCTGGCATCTGTTGCATTTCTGCCTGTGCTTGTTGTAATTGCATTTGCACTTCTTGTGGTATCTGCTGACTCGCTATTTGTGATGATAAGAACTGTAAGTGTTGCATACAGTGACTTATGATTATTGATTGTATCTGTGGGTTATCTTTAACCACTTGTGTCAAAAACAAACTCTTATGTGTTTCTAAATGAGCTTCATGGTTCTGTCCTTCAAAGGCTTGAGCTGGCATACCTAACATAAGATTACTGTTCTCTAAACCAGCATCAACAGGTTGTGGTGTCATGTCTGGTGGTGGAGGTATAAGTGATTCCACGTTATCTACCCCTAGAGCTGCGTACATTCTTTTGTATGCTTCGTACATACCTTGTTGACCATGTATCTCAGGATTGGACTGAACCATCATTAACAATTCTTGTGCTAGTGTAACTCTTTGGCTTTGTGAAAATATGTTTGGGTCTGATACAGGTACTATGTCAACACGACCATCAAAGTCTTGTTGTTTAATTTCATTAGGAGCTGTGCCAGCTTGAAAAGGGTAAGAAGGTGGCAGATACTCTGCAAACACTTTAGCTAATAGTTCAAACTCTATTTTCTGTGCGTAGTGCAATCTTTTGTGGATAGCACTCATGACCTTTGTACCTCTTTCTAATAGGGCTACAGTAGTACCAACAGGCATAGCTTGGTTACTATCACCTACGTTCATGTCAGCAATAGCAGCAAATCTTTTACCAGAATCGACCAATAAGCCAAGTAATTGCATCAATACATTGCTTGGTTCTTTTATTGGCAGAGGTATAAGGTTTTCTCTCAAAGAACCACCAGTAGTATCAATATCTCTAAATTCACCGGGTTGTAAAGGCTCATCCTCATCTCTGATTCTCATACCTCTAGCTTTGAAACCAGCTGGTAAATTAGCTAAAGTACCAGCATCTATGAGCTGTCTTAATATGGAGGTAGAAGCTTTAGATAAACCTCCAATCATGTGTGACAGACCTAAGCCATAAAATCCTAATCCCGGTAAAAACTTATATTGCACAAAATAATTAATTTTGTTTTTGAGTGGGTCTTGTTCTATGTAATTTCTTCTAATCGCTAGAACAGTCTCTGAGTTTTCATCTATGGTGATAATGTAAGGCAATTTAAGACCTGTAGGCTCACCATTTGCATCTAAATCTTCAAAGCCTTCTATGTCTAAAACAGTGTGTATTTCGTATATGGTTCTATTTCTATCTTCTTTGTAACTTGGAGAAACGCCTTGTATTTCATCTATAGCACCTTCTATGTCAGATGTGTCTTCACCATAGCTTGTCTCAGGTATATCTACATTTGCATAAAAACCTGTTATTTGTTGTTTCTTGACTTCATTCAAAGACATACTGATAGCATGTGTAATTCTTTCAGCTGAAGACATGTCAGAGGCTTCGTAAGGCACTATTAAATCTTCTGGTGGTATAAACTTAGATACAGCTTTGTTTGTAACAAAGTCAAAATAAACTTTCTTAAATGCAGAACCAGCTAGAGGTAAATAAAACAGCAACATATCTAGCTCTGGGTCATACTCTTTCATTACATTCATGATGTAATAGTTCATAAAGGCTTGTACTCTTTCAGCCTGACTTTCTGTTTCTATGGTTCTAGCACCAATAATTTCTGTTTTGACAGGTCCTTTAGCTGGCAACATTTCTTTGTAACTCTGGGCTTGGAACTGTGTGACTGCTTCTGCTAATAAAGGATGAACCACACCAGAACTGCCTTCAAATGGTTGCGATCTTTGTTCGTCAAACTTCATGCCAAGATACTCAAGACCTTCTTTGTAAGTTTTTTCCCACTCACTTCTGGATTGTTTGTCACTCTCTACAGAGCTCATTAAATCAGAAGCTATCTTTTGTAAAATGTCCTCATCTATAAACTCAACCAAATTAGAGTTAAAATCCATTTGAGGCATAGGTTGTTCTAGCAACTCATCACCTACCAACACTTCATCTTCATTAACAAGTATTTGAGCTGCGTCTGAAATTAATTCTTGTCTTGTTGGTTCTTGCTCTACTACAACAGCAGACCCTTGTTCCATAATGTCTGGATTGTCTTCTGTTCCTAATTGTTTATCTACTGCCATAATCTTTAGTGTAGCACTCTAGGTCTAATCTCGTCACCTAAAGAGTATAATTCTGTTAGCTCACCTTCTAAAATCAATCCTTGTGATTCTGCAATCAACAAAGCTTCTTCTTCAGTTTCAGCATGTATGTCAGGTCCTTCATACTCTCTTTTATCGTGCATAAATGTTGTTAAAAATATTTTCATTAATAATACACTGTTCTGTTTTTAGACAAAAACTTTGCTTCATCTTGATAATCTTCTTTTAAAGATAAAAAACCACCTTGTCTAAATCTCATCAAAGCCATAGTTGTACTATCACAATAGTCATCATTATCGCCAAATGGAAATGATGCTAGTTCTTCTCTTACTTCATCTGCAAAATCTTCATCAGGAGCCCAAACCATACCAGATTCAAATATAGGGGCAACACTGTTCATTCTTGCTATCTTGTCTTGTCCTCTACTGGGTGAATAAGATGTAACAGGTATGCCCATACGTCTTAGCTCTTGTGTCAATGGTGTTCCTGATGCCTTTGCCTCAATCAACACACAGTCTGGTTCCCAATACTTGTATTCATCAAAGGCTATTCTTTTGAGCTCAGGAAAATCTACTCTGTACCTTTTAGCATCTAACAGTATTATTTGGTCAACTTCATCACGATCTTGAAATATAGCCCATGTAGTAATAGCAGAATAATCAGCAGTTTCTTTCTTAGAAAAAGCAGTATCATAGCTTTGTATTACATAACTGTAATCAGGCACGTCTTCACCTTGCCATTGTTGCCACCACTCTCTTTTTACAATAGAACCTTCTTCAGAAGTTGGGTTTTGCATCCACTGTGCGTTCCATTTAGATACTGGTAAAGATGCTTTGACTGATAAAAGTTCCTCTTTCTTCCAATATTCACCCCACAAAGGATTTTCAGTTTCAGGCAATATTGCTGGAAACTCTACAACTTCCCATTGGTCAGCATTGTCATCACCTTGTTTTTTTAAAACTTTACCCACCAAGTCTTTGGTACTCCAACGAGTCATAACTATTACTATAGTGCCACCGGGTTGTAATCTCTGTCTAGGTCCTGATGTGTACCATTCATAAGCAGACTCTAATGACTTGGGCGAAAGAGCATCTTGCTCTGAATGTGGGTCATCAATAATGAGTAAATCAGCACCACGACCTGTAATCGCACCACCAACACCAGCATAGAACGATTCACCTTCTTGGTTTGTTGTCCATCTACCAGCTGATTTGTTATCTGCTTGCAGTTTTAAGTTTGGAAAAATAACTCTGAAATCTTCACTATCAATAAGGTTTCTTACTTTTCTACCAAATCGCACAGCTAATTCAGCTGTGTGAGTACACTGTATTATCTTTAAAGTACCATTCAAACCCATCATCCAAGCTGGGAAGAATGTTGATGCAAATTCTGATTTGGAGTGTCTTGGTGGTAAGCACACAATAAGACGTTTTAGCTTGCCTTGTGCGATTCTGTTGAATTTATCTGCAATTATCCTGTGGTGTCTGCCTTCTATAAAAGTGTCACCCCACATATGTTTAACAAAACCCATAAAGTCTTTTTGACATGAATCTTGTTTGTCTAATTGTTCGTAACGACTGAGTAAAGCTACTGCTTCTGCTTTGTCTTGTTCAGAAAGAATATCAAAATCTTTTAATGATATATCGCTCATATCTAAGTCAGGTTGAGTAACTAGGTAGTGACATAGTAGCTACCCAACCCTAAACACAATGTGTCTAAGGTCAGTATAGTGCATTTGTCTGACATGCTAAACCTCACTCCACTCTTTACTTTGAAATAGTAGAGCTTCTGCTTCTCGTCTGCGTATCAAACCAGTCAATACTTCGCCATTTGCTTTGTTCCATCGTTTAATTTGTTGTGGCACTTCTTCGTATTTGCCTTCATTTAAAACTTTTAACAATGTTGAGCTACCAAGGTTAGAAGGACCTAAGTTATACACCCATGCACACAAAGAGTCGTACTGGCTTTGGTTTAAATCTACCTCAACCATGTCATCTATGTAGCTTTCAAACTCAATCATTTCTTCTTGTAATAAATAGTCAGCTTCATCTTTATTGATTTTATCACCTTCTTTAACGTCTTTGGTGTGTCCATAACCTATAGTCCATACACCAGCTGGACACTTGTAAGCCTCTAGCTCACAACCTTCAAACTTTTTAATTAACGCTAATCCTTCTTGTGATATTTGCATGTTACTCTCCCCAAGTTCCATCTTCCAAAACTTTGCCTGTTTTGGTTCCACCCCAGTATTCAACTGCGTGTTTTTCTTTAATAAGTTTTTGGCAAATATCTTCTCCATCAGCTGTATAAGGTATGCCAAGAATCCTTCCATATTTTCCCTTCCCAAGAGATTTAATTCTAAATGTGCCTTCGCAAAGCTCTTTAAGTCTTTCTTTCGCCTT